AGGCTTCGCCTTTCATTATTTTAACAACCATAGCGTAAAGATCGCGTGCACTAGCAATCTCATTATTTTCCATGTGAGATAAGTGTACTTCACCCACGTTGTTTTGAGAGGGTATTAAGGTTTTCCGAGGCTTAAAATGTCCGAAAGGAGTAATTACTCCACCGGCAAATTCGCCAATGGACCTTTCGATCAGAGTCTTAGACTCTGAAATCGGTATATCCCAAGATTTAAGGATACTAAGATAAGTTTCTGATACCTGTTTATCAGATATCAAGATATCATCACCAAGAACTCTAAAAGAGTCTTGCACACCAAGCAATATCTCTATTGATCTCAAAACAAGACCATGAGATATAGCTGCTGCAGGAAAAGAAGGATATGTTCCCAAGGGAGTACCCCTCCTCCACCGTATCGTCAGGTTTGACAAAATGTAGTCTTTCTGACTAACAAATTGGAAGAGCTTGATAATACCCTTAGGTATCTCATCAAATTGATGCAGTGTCCATTCAATAAACTTGAATGGCCAGTGATTCGTAAAATCACTTAAATCTACACTCCACAATCTTTTTCCGGTACTTAACTGGAGTGCTCCCCAATCAAGTCCCTTCTTTTGATCATGTGTGCAATCCCATGGAATGCATTTGCATACATCCAGAAGGAATTTTCCTAAAGGATATAATGCACATTGGAAAGTTAGCCGAGGGATCGCAACAAAGCGAGCCTTCATGCCTCTTTCCTGAATAGATGATACACGACCAACAAAATGGTTATCAATATCCTCAGGAACCTTCCTGAGCATAGGATAAAGGTTATCCATAGCATCAGCTATGAAGCCCTCCATATCATCATCATCCAATGCATCCCAAATTATACTAGTTCTGAAGTCATCAACTAAACGTTCATATGACATTGGCGCAGAACGCGCCATACTATCACATGATCGTTTAACAGGAGACATTGTTATGTCTCTATAAGTTGTTGACTTGAACTCTACATGGGAAGATAAACTCTTGATATCATCAATAGCAATTGTTAGAAGTTCCATATTAATAGGAGGCATAACATTAGGTTTCTCCGTCATCACTGATGAGAGAAACTTCTTTGTCTGCTTCCTAGTTGGAGCACTAACATTGATGATAGAGGTATAAACCATTAAAGCATCAATAACTTTCCGAAAAACTTTAAAAGAGAGATCTCTCTTGAAGAGAACACTCA